GGAACCAATTTTTGCGCCTTCAACGGCGAAAGAGTCGTCGTACTGACGATTGACGTTACGAGTGATTACCAGGTTGTTCTCGAGGATTTCGAGAGCCTTACGGGTAATCATGTCGATGGTAAGAATCGAGTTTGCCATGATTTATCCTAAAAAAAGTTAGCGATTACGTTGAGCTTCCCACTTCTTGATTTGACGCTGGCGCTCTGCCTCAATCCACTCTGATGTACTCATGTTCTTAATAGAACGTGGGTCAGTCGTGTCATAAGACGGTGAGCCAGAGCCACGGCCACTAATAGGCGCTATCGGTGGTGGGGCGCTAGTTGTCTTTTTTAAGATCGGTTCTGAAGCAATTTTAGCTTCTAGTTTGCCGATCTCTTTAGCCTGCAAAATTGGCGATAGACGTGAAATCCGGCTGGCTTCATTTGGGTGGGTACCCAAGTAATAGGCCAGATCAGGGCCGATGTCGGACGATTGAATAGTCTCAGCCATCTCTCTCGTAATGGGCAGTGCAGGGTTGTATGCGACTTGTTCAAAGTCCTCATACTTAGCCCGCGCGTCCTCTTCACGATCTTGATACGCCTCAATCATACTCATGCGTTCACGATCAGCTTCACGTTTGGCGAGCAGCTCTTCTGCCTTTCGTATCGCCAACGCATCGGCGTACTCATCAACAGAGTTAAACTGTTCAACCGGCGGGAGTTCGGTAGGTACGGCAGGCGCTTCTTGCGCTCGACGTGCCTGTTCTCTTTCCCACTTACGCTGTTCTCTTGCAAGCCTTTTGCCAATGGCAGCGTCTAGTTCTTCTTGTGTGAAGACTTTAGCTGGCTTTGACTCATCATTCTCCGGCGCATGTGTTTCTTCAGCTACAGGCTCTGCCGTCGGTGCCTGTTCTGGCGCGGGTACTTCCGCTAACTCGTTTTGTACTTCATCAGACATTGTCGATTCCTAAAGAATCCCTGACGTACCGCGTCAGTACGGTATTTCGACTTACTCGTAAATAATTGTTGCGTTTACTGTACCACCAATAACGACATAAATGCCATTTTTAGCATACGCGCCGTCAAGCGGCAACACGTAGGACGTGGCGGCAGCGGGGGTAAACGTATTCAAAATAATGCTGGTTGTCGTAGCTGCTGCCGAATCATAAACAGCAATGGTCGGTGTGCCTGAAGCTGCACTGACAAAAATACCCTTGAGCTTGCCAGCCATTGGTTTAATGTTGGCCGAAGCCGTGATGTAGGTGTAATTTGCCATGTTTTACCTCAAGCAAGAAACTTCAATTTATAGAGCGTTGACATGTACAGCGCTTCAATCTCATCGATAATGTTGTGGATTGCCGTGCAATCCTTATCGACGACCTTGTAGCGCGCAGAATGTATTTCGTCCAGCTGGTCTTCTAAAAACTCAACAATGTTGCCCTGCTTTTTAGCAGACTGCAACGAAATGGGGCCAATCAAACCATACTTGCCTTGGTAGGCTTCAGCAAACTTGTCTGCCAGATCAATAACGCCGTCGTAAAACTTTTGCAGCGCCTTGTGTTTGGCGTAGCTGCGAGTGTTCAGATGCACTGAATGAGCCACATCACGGCCTAAAAACAGCGTACCTACAAAGTCTGCGGCGTTCATACCATTGGCTCCTGGGGCGGCATATTCATCATTTCTGGCGGCATTTCAGCCGATTCAGGTGGAATCATACCCATTTCAGGCGGCATTTGCTGCATTTCTTGAGGCATTCCACCCATTCCACCCATGTCGCCCATCAATTCTTGACCTTGCTGCTGCATAACCAAGTCGCCGGTAGTCATGACGTCGCGTAGCGTTTGCATAACGACTTCTTGCACCTGCTCTGGGTTCATGCCTGCGGCAACAGCTGACAGACGCTGTGTCTCGGCCTGATACGCCTTGATCTCGGCTTCAAATGCCTTGCGATCCAAGTCCTGCACCTCGACCGACTTGCCGACATTTTGCAGCATCTGTTGCATCTGATCCAGCTCTTGCGCCATAGCCTGCATCTGCATCTTGGCCTGCTGCATCTCAGGCGACTCGTCCGAATCAGCCATAATCTTTGGATCAATGATCTTCTCGAACCGTTTCGCCATCTCTTGCGCGCCTGGCCAGTCCATGTTCTTGATGAACAGGTCGCCAGCTACTTGCCAAAGCTGCGGGTTGGATTGCAGAATCATGCCCATCGCATCCAGTGCTTCCTGACGCTTGGTCATGTAGGACGGGCCGGTGGTGACCACCACGTCGTACTTACCCACGCCGGGATTGTAAATCTTGTCGATGACGATATTGTTCTCGTCTCTGATTTCTTTGACCGGCTCTGCTTGAGTTGGGTCGAGCTTGACCATCTCGGTGTCGCCATCCAAACCAATGATGCGAGCCACACGCTGGGTGTCGTAAATCTTTGGAATCAAGCCAACTAGCTGACGAGTGACATGCCGGATAGCCCGCGCCAGATTATCGACGTAATGATAAGTGCCCGTATCAGACTGACGCTCTCGCGCCATGATCGCCTTGCCCGAACGCTCATTCGATGTCGCTCCAAGACTGGTGTCGTACTGCCCTGTGGTCGATTTGACGTCGTCTGAGGCGCCCATTTTGGCTTGAATCAGGCCAGTTTGCGGCAATGGAGGCGGTGCGCGCTGTGGTAGCGGCAGCACTGCACCATTTCCGTCCGTTACGTCGGGATTGACCTCCAAATACGGCCAATTTTGCGTGTTGGCCGTCTTCCACTGCATTTCGTAGCCTTCAAACTGGCCGCCGTAGCCAATAAATGGCGCTTTTGGTGCCAAAGCAAGCATTTCTGCCTCTTGTGACGTCCAATAGTTGTACATCCGCTGCGCATCCTTGGCATTTCTGACCAATCCAGACACGTACAGCTTGCCATCGACCTCAAATTCGTTGCCAACCACGCGCACAACCGGTATGTAGTCGCCTGCCCAGTCGCTTTTTTCTAAAAACTCGTAGCCGTTGGTCTTGCACCACTTGACCCGCTTGGCGTCCACTTGACGAGTACGCACGGGTTTGACGCCCATCTGCTTTAATTGCTTGGCTTCGGGCGAACCCTCAAAAGCCGTGATGTTGCCAGGGTACAGGTGCAGCGTCGCTTTTTCGTATTCGATGTAGTAATACTCGGCAATACGCACCGTGTCTTCATTGATCCAAATGCTGATCGACTGGTCGCCAATACCCAGCGTTTGCAGGCTAGAAATAGGTGAGGCGTCAGGGAACAGGCGCTCGTATTCCTCGCGCTGCAAGTCTTCTGTGACGAAACACCACTTAGCGTCTGCACCGCAGGGGTCTTGAATGGTTGGATCCATGTAGACCGAAAAGGAATTGCGCACCCGCATGATCTTGATGTCTTGATCGAAGGTGGTGTCGTCGCAGTATTCGGTGATGATGCGAATGTAACCCTCGCCGTAGCTTACTTGGTTCTCGCAGGCGGTGTCGTAGGCGACGTCGGCGTCAGAGATGTACTCGATGTGCCTGACCATGCCGTTGTAGATTTCGGCGACTTCGGGGTCGGCGCGGTCGTCAGCGGGTATAACTTTGCCGCTCGGACGGTTTTGTCTTTGGTCGTTCGTGACTTGTCGGACATGCTGGGGCAGTTTGTTAATAGTCAAGCAAGGACGGGCGTTGATCGTCTGCCCTTGCACTGCGCCACGGGTAGCCAGAACGTCTGCTGGCCATTGCCAGTGGTTATCTGGCGAGCCTGCGTAGAAGCGCAGGTCATCTAATTCATCTTCACGGGACTCAGACAGCGCGGAGAGCGTCATTTGCAGACGAGTCCGCATGGTTGCCAGCGTGTCGCTGTCGCTCTCATCACCCTTTTTAGTGGGTGGGTTACCGCCGATCGCAGCAACTTTAGCAGCCGAATTTATGCCGGTGTAGTCCATTACTTTTTGCCTTTAGCTGGCGCCTTAGATTGTGCTGATCGTTTGGTGGCGTAGGCGATAGCCACGGCCTGTTTCACAGGCTTGCCAGATTGTACCTCGGCCTTGACGTTTTTACGAAAGGCTTCTTTGCTTGATGACTTAACGAGCGGCATTATCGCACTCCCATAAACTGTCGTAATTGTTTGACATACTCTAGCTGTTCAGGGGTGGGCGTTAGCGCCGATGGGTCACCCGACAGTATGCGTGCGGCCAGAGTCTGCCGTATGTCGTCAATATTACCTGTTCCGTAGGTTGAAAACGCTTTTTCTTGCTCGGGCGTCAACGCGTATCTGGGTGACGGTAACATCTTCCGGCGCATGTGGACGCGGGCTGCTTCGTTTAACTTGACTGCCTCACGTTCCTGCGGCTTTAACTTGCTGTACGGGTTCAGAATAATCTTATCGTCTTCCGCTGCCATGCCGGCCACGTTCGGGTTGTTTTTAAAGTACTCCAGTTCGGACTCGTACGGCTCGCGCATCCCTATGCCGTATACGCCTTCTGGATACCCTGTCACGTTGCCGGGCATCTTACTTCCCCTTTTTAGCCGTCTTAGCAGACTGCTTAAAGTCTTTCGCGGTCGGCGCGCCTGCCGAGCCGGGTTTCCTCATCTTCTCGCCAGAGCCCGCCTTAATGCGCTCGCGTTTAGCGTGAATGTTTGCGTAGAGTCCTGGTTTAGTAGCCATTAGCATTTCCACCTTTTCAAAGCTGCTTTCGCTCGTTCGCCGTCTTTGGCGTTGGCCGCCACGGCACCCATTCTGGCGCAGAACGACTTCTTACGCCCTTCATCTGCCTTCGTCTTTGGACTCGGTGCCGGCGCCTTCAAGTTGCTGCCTGTCTCGCGGTTGTACTTCTCCCGCCCCTTGGCTGTCAGCCCCGCGCCTTTACTGACCGGCAGCTTCTCGCCCCGGCCTACACTTAACGACACACTTTTCTTTGTTGCCATCTTAGTGCCCCATCCATCCAGTTGCTACTGTCGTCTGCTGGTACCCTCGCGGGGTTGACCGTGCCGCCCGTTCGTAGCTCGACTCA